TGCATAATGCTTGAATGATTATCGTGGCGTGATGAGCCGCTAGAGCCTTTGCACGATCAGCTGCCGCCCAACTAGTGAGGGGATCGGTGTTGCGAGCAACTTGGTTCATGTGTTTTCCTTAATTTGATAATCTTTAAAAACAGTCCCTTTGCTAGCGTCCCCACGCCAACATTCTTTGACCCAGCCACGCTTGCCTGACGCATATGTTCGCCAATGTCCCCTAGCTTGATGCCTGCGTGGGCTTGCGTGTGTGCCGCCCTGATGCTCTTGTGTGGGCTTAGGCGGTTCAATCACAACCGTGTGCCAGTCGTACAACGGCTTTAATTTACGCTTGGCTCGACTTACGTTAGATTGGTGTGGTGTAGGCACATACGCCTTTACTTTCATGTCCAGTGATGCGTAAAACATTGTCACAATCGCACACATCATTGACCGATCTTTCTCGTCAATTGGCTTATCAAGATCACCAACTTTTGGCTCACCATTGTGTTCGGCAAACAAAAAAGAACCAAGTTTTGTGTACCCTGTTGGCTTCATAATCCAACCAGACACAATCGTAGCCTCAGCCTCTGTTAATACAGACACCATAAAATCACCTGTTTTAGTGCGCCCACAAAGCATCATGTTTTTGTACGGAGGTGGATGCAACAAGTATTTGCGTTGATCGTAACCAATGTACTCTTTGATTGCGCCTGTAACATCAAACCAATGCATCTCGGTTGGATCAAGACCGCCGCTAGACACTAGCTTGACCATTTCCTTTATTAACGGAGTCATGCCATTAACACCGATAAAAGTGGAAAGAAACCAAACACAAGCGCAAGAGCCAACAAACCCAATACCCACGCAACTGGCGGTATACGGTCATCAGGTCGTTTGTAATCGCGCATTTGTCGAGCCGTGCGACCCGTCCAGTTTGGTTCGCTCATGTCCGTGCCGTAAGGCCAGTTACGCTTATTCATTACCGTCCTCCTCGTTAGCGGTGACGGTTTCAATGTGGTTAATGTCAATAAAGTGTGTGTACATTGGCACAGCACACATCAGCACCTCGTCACGGTCAATCTTAATGTACGGTTCGCCATTGCTGTCTGTTTTAACGCCATCGGCAAATTGATCCATAAGCTCTGCAATCTTTTTGTCGGTCAGCTCACGGCTTAATTCACGCATCAACTGGCGTTTGCCTTCGTCTGTCATTTGAATGTATGAGTATTTCATGGCTTACCCCTTAAAACCGTTGGCTTTCAAAAATTGCTGCTCGTCTGGGCTTGCCATGCAAATCGCCATCATATGTTTTTGCAAGTATGCCGCTAATTTTGCGCGGTTTTTGTCTGATGGGTCTGCTTTGAACGCTTGGATTAGTTTGCTCATTTATGTACCTTTTATCGTGATTGATGGCGTGTTGCCATGTGCAAATATTAAGATAGCTAAACAATCAATGCAAGCGTTATTTATAGGGACAAACCCTAATTGTTGTATTTTTGTTGGAGGTGCGGGTACTCGCTGAACAAGGAGTGTGAGGGACACGGCTTTCCCCGCAATTTATTATAGGTTGTTTTTACGTTTATAGAACGCTAATAAATACTGAAAGCAATCCCATGCAGAAGCTAGATCATCTTCTGAATGCTCAATCAGTTTTACATCACCGTCAGCAGTAAAAAACACGTTGGCGCATCTGGCTGTGGGTTTACCAAGTCCAACACGGTACGCCGCCAGTTGCATCAACTGCTCATGGTACGGCACAACCTTGTCGAGCTTATCTTTGCTCTTAAAGTCGATCACGATGTTTTCAGCGATCAAATCAACCTTGCCGCCAAACCCTTCGTATGCAAACGAGCGTTCTGCCTCCCAAGTCTGGTCATGTCCAAAGTGGATTCTGATCGACGCATCAACCTGGTTAACGTAAACAGGGTAATCGTCTTGTTCGCCACGGTAAAAACGCTCAAGCACCCCATGCATTTGTGTGCCACGATCCATAGCGTCACGGCCCGTAGACTTACTGTCGGTCATCACCCGTTCTAACCAATTTTCCTCTGTTTCGCCAGCAATGCGTGGCAACGTCAGCGCAGCCAATAAGACCTGTTGTTGCAGCCAAGTGTTTAAGCCAGGTTTACCAATAATTCCAAGAATGGTTGTTACGCTAGGTTTTAGCCCAAGTTCCCTTGCGTCACGAACCGTTGTATTGCGTTCTTTGCCGTTCTTGCCAATAATCTTGTACGCTGGTGAACCGTCAGCTGCGTACCAATGACCTGATTCTGAGTCTGCTGATTTAATTATCATTTGTTTACCTGTTTAGCTAGTGTTTTAAGCATTTCGATTGCATCTTTTAGGTCTTGCATGGCCCTAGCGTCTAAGACCATGTTTTCGTACCATTGCTGCAACCGCCAAGAAATAAGTATTGCTTCTTCTGTCTGAGTCATCAGAACGGCACATCGTCGATCATTTCATCAAGAGGCACGACAATCCCCTCTTTAATTTGACGGTATGCGTCAGACTTTGGTTTAGCAGCAACTGGCGGTGCAGTATTTGATGCATCTTGATTTTTGTTGCCAAGCATTTGCAAATCATTTAATACAATTTCGCTTGTGTATTGGTCAACGCCATCTTTGTTTACCCATTTGCGAGTTACAAACTTTCCCGCAACATAAACTTGTGAACCTTTTTTTAACCAATCTCCACAAATACCAGCTAATTTCTCAAACGCACTAATTCTGACCCATTCTGTATTTTTTACTTCTTCACCATTGCGTTTTTTAAATTCAGTATTAACAGCAATTGAAAAGTTACAAATTGCAATTCCTTCTGCCGTATAACGTAATTCAGGATCGCTTCCCAACCTTCCAATGAATTCACAACGATTTAAATCTGAAGCCATTATTGATTCTCCCAATTTGATTTGATACCGTCATACATTGCTTTCAAGACGGGTTGTTGTTCTTTCAAGCATTGAGTCCAAGCTAGTCTAAATATGTCTTTCAGACTTTCGTAACTGACCGCTGCCGCCATTTGGTCAACAGTTGCATCCATATCTATGCCTTTTGGTTTTTCAATCTTTGGAGGCGCTGATTTAACCGCTGAGTTGCCATCGTCATCCTCTGATGCTATGCCAAGCGCACTTTGCAAACTGTAGCGTTTTGCATACGAAATTGCTGAACCGTAGCCTTGAGCATCTTGTTTACTGGCGGGAATAAACAACGTGCCGCAAGACAACTGCTCACCAGACTCATGGATTAAAACTGTTTCGACTGCTACGCCACCGTCTGCTGTATGCAACATCTGCACAAAAGCTAAACCGTTAGCCGACAAAGCAGGCCGCACAGCGTCAATCACACTCGCCAAGCTAGAGTATGCAGATTTAAAATGGGGATTTTTGGAGTCTTTAGCTGCGTGGGACATTGCTGCCTGAGCCGTAACAAGTGCTTTTGCTAATTCTTTCATTTATGTACCTTTTATCGTTGTTCATGGCGGGTATGCCATGACTAATATTAAGCCAACTAAACACAGAACGCAAGCGGAAAACTCAAGGTTAAATATTTATTTGAGTTTCTTTGACAACCAATGTTAAGATTGCTACATGAATACAACAGAAATCATCCAAACATTAGGTGGCACATTTGCTGTAGCCAAGCTCTGCCGTGTCAGTCCACCAGCTGTATCGCAATGGCGCAACAATGGTTTGCCTGGTGATAAGTTAGTGCTGCTGGCCGCCGAACTTGAAAAGAAATCAAACGGTAAGTGGTCAAGAAAAGAAATCCCCAACTGGTCACAAATCTGGCCTGACTTACGATAGACTGATTAAGCCTTTAGCAAGCAGAAACTCATCAATGATAAGGGTCGTGTTTCATCAGGTTAGCTTTAGACCTTGACACTCTGGAAAGACAGAGGCATAATTGAGTTGTTATCGTGATGGATAATGAAGCCGTTATAGCTAGTGTCTGATCTCGCAAGAGATGATCCGCAAGGATTCCATCACCGGACACTAACTACAACGGCTTTTTTGTTTTTAAAGATAACTGTCAGGGCGCATCAGCTAATAGAGTGACCACTCGTACCCAGAACAGGTCAGTTATACATTTGTTAT